GGTGGTTTAGGAACAAAACCAAAAACAAAAACAAGAGATACTAATGTTAAAAGAGCTGGTGTAGGAAAGATGAGACCAGGTAGATCCTCATCAGAAGGTGATACTCAAATCAAGAAAAAAACCTTTACTTATGAAAAATGACAAATAAACCATATGATGACTCCAATTGGAGAGAAGAATATAAAGGTTATACTTCTAGTAGGTATGAGTTAGACCTTTTAGAGAATGGACCCAAGAGTCTTTCACAGTCATGGATGATGGGTGCATTGCATAATAAGTGGAAGAAGATGAAAGGATATAAAGATCCTGAACCTCCTGATTGTTCATCATCTTTAGGTGAATTTTTCGAAAAGCAAAATGATTATGAGGATAATGCTCCTTGTGACATTTAATAAACTGTCTACTGGGGGTTCTATTACCCCCTTTTTTGTTTTATAATATGATTATAGAAATGAAATCCACTACATTATGTTTGAGATTAAAATGACTGAAAAGGAAATTGTTGATGGGTTAAGAAGTAATTATGGTAAAGAGTTCACTGCCCCTGATGTACGTGGATTCTGTGCTGCAAATGACATTGCTTATCAAACTGTTACTAAGAAGATAGAAAAATATAAAGTTGGTAGAGGCAAGTGGAATCTTGAAGTTACTACCAAAGCAGTAGAAAATATTGAAAACTCATATAAAGCACCAGCAGTGGAACCACAAGTACAGCAAAATTTGGTTCCAGATAAAGATGAATCTTTTGTAAAGTTTGGTCCTTTTAATGATGTAAAGAGTATCCTTAAATCTAAACAGTTTTATCCCACATTTATTACAGGATTGTCTGGTAATGGTAAAACATTTGGTGTAGAACAAGCATGCGCTCAACTAGGAAGAGAATTAATCAGAGTCAACATTACCATAGAAACAGATGAGGATGATCTTATAGGTGGATTTAGATTGGTCGACGGTGCTACAGTATGGCACAATGGTCCTGTTATTGAAGCACTTGAAAGAGGAGCAGTTTTATTGCTTGATGAAGTCGATCTTGCATCAAATAAGATACTTTGCTTACAACCAGTGTTAGAAGGTAAAGGATTATTCCTTAAGAAGATTGGTAAGTTTGTTCAACCAGCAGCAGGTTTTAATGTAGTTGCTACTGCTAACACAAAAGGTAAAGGATCTGATGATGGAAGATTTATTGGTACAAATGTATTAAATGAAGCATTCCTTGAAAGATTTTGTGTAACCTTTGAGCAAGACTATGCTTCACCAGCAATAGAGACTAAGATTCTTAGATTACATTCTGCTAGTGTTGGATGTCATGATGATAAGTACATCAAGCATCTTGTAGACTGGGCAGATATTATTAGAAGAACATTCTATGATGGTGGTATTGATGAAGTAATCTCAACTAGAAGATTGGTTCATATCATCAGAGCATACAGTATCTTTAATGATAAGTTAAAATCAATCAAGGTATGTACTAATAGATTTGATGATGAAACTAAGCAAGCATTCCTTGAACTATATGACAAGGTAGATGCAGATGTAGACATTGACAAAGTGGAGGAATAGTGTTATGGTTAATGCATGGAGCCTTCTTTATGAAGAATTGAATGGAACAATGAACAAAACCTATCCCATCAAAGGAAATATTATGA